GCGTCGTTGCCGTCGATTGTAAAGGCCATCTGGGAATCTTGCCCCTGCCCGGCGCCCTTCACGCCCTTCGTGAAACCCGTTTGAACATCGGGAATGTCGATGTTGGAGTGGGTGACGCCAAGCTGCGGCCCCGAGACCATTCCGTTGACCTTCGTCCAGGTCAGCGCCTCGAACCCGGCTTTGTTGTTGGTGGCGGGAAGCGTGGAGCTCACATAGAGCGTTTTTCCGATGTTGCTGCGAACAGCCATGATTTTGCCCTTTCAGAGAAGATTTCAGACGCGGAGAAGCGCGGCAACGAGACCGGTTCCGCTGGTGATGGACACGATGCCCTTGCAGTATTCGGCGCGCGAATCGAGCGGAATGACACGCGCCGCCCCAGCGGCAATGGAGCCGACGGACCATCCGGCAGCGACGCTGACGGATCCAAGGCCGGGAACGATGACAAAGGTTCCGGCGTCGCCGTCGATGGTGGGCGTGATCGCGCCGCCGGTGGGATTCCGCAAGATCAAGATGTCGCCGTTTTTGTAAGAGAACGTGTCGGTGCCATTCAGGGTGGTTTCATTCAGGACGATGGCACCATCGCCTTGAATCGAAGTAGCCGTGATCGCAGGCATTGATGCCTCCTATTGAACGCAAAGCCCGCACTTCGCCGTGTGGCAGCCCGCGGACATGGGCGATTCAGTTTTCCAGTCGGTAAGCGATGCGGACAGGTTGCCGCCAATCTGGACCGTCCCGGAATGCCGGCATTGGCTCGGCCGGCTTGTGGATCAGCACGCGCCCGGCTCCGGCCAACAAGCGCAGGCCCTGCGGAAAGCGGTTGATCAATGCTTGCGCGATGACGCTCGCAGGCCCGGCGAAGGTGTCGCGCGCGGCGACAACTGTCACCATCATGAAGCCTTCTCCGATATAGCCGTTGCCTTGGATTTGCCGCGCAGCGCGCAGGGTTGGAACATGCTGCACAGCAAGGAACGGTCGCGCCGGGTTGGCGTCCTTGTTCGGCCACGCAATAGGCGGGCAGGAAGGCATTGCCGCAAGATGCTGGCCGAGCGCGGTTTCGATCTGGTCAAGCGTCATTAACGCACCTCGGCGATCCGCGTCTTGACATGATCGGGGAATTGCGCAGCGTTGTGCATGACGAAAAACCGGCCTTCCTGCTGATAGCTTCGACCCAGCGCGTCCGTTCCCGTAAATCCGAACTCGATCCGCATTGCGTGCGGTGCCGTCCACGCAAACCGCACCACGTCGCCGATCTCCATTCCGGCGATTGCCGTAACATAAGCATCCGGCCCGCTTGCGCCGTCGACGGTGAGGCTGTTTACGAGTTCGGCGGTAAGGCCGACCGGGATTTTGCCGATTTCAAAAGATGTTGCGCCTTGGGTAATGCCGATCTGCGTCGTTTGCGCGCCCACAAGAACGTCGCTGATGGATTGCCTCATGACGTATTCGATTTTGGCTTCGGTGAGGTCGCGGAACTCTTCAAGCCGCGTTGTGAATGTCCGGGCCATTATTCCGGCCTCTTGAATTGCGGCTTGTAGACGACAACGCACCGGCATCCGATAGAGTGGTGTGCGCCGCCGGCCGGATCGTGGGGATGCTGCATTCTGGCACCGTCATCCATGACGAAAGGCTCGTTCAAGAGAAGCGTTACGCCATCCAGTGCAATGTGATCATGGCGTGGGTTTTTCAGCGTGTTATGGCTCCACGTCTTGTCGATTTTCTCGACTGCCCCGCTTTCCAGCATTTGTCGGAATGCTTCGTATCGGCCTGCGGATGTTGCAGTGAAGCTTTCGTTGAGCGCGATTGTCTGCGCTCGCGCCTTGAGCAACCGCGCTTCGTGCGCCCGCGCGATACGCTCCACATCGGCGGCCGACAATGCCCGGCCTTCACTGATCGCCTTGCGAACCATCGCATCCATGCGGCGGTCGGTGCTTTTGAAGCGTGGATCGCCGTTAGGCAGAAAGTAATCGCCGATCCGAGCCGGGTCCGCGAGGATTTCCCGAACGCGGATCGCCCGGTTCGCCCTTGGCGCGTCCAGTCCAAGGATGCCGCCCTCGCGCTTCCCCGTCGCCTTGTTGATCGTGCCTGCCAGTTGCCGCGCTATCTTCTGCGCGCCGATGCCTTGCTCTTGGCCTGCAAAGATTATTGCCCGGATCGGCTCCACGCCGGGACTGCCAACCTGGCTTACCAGCCGCGCGCCGGTTTCGGCGATGATCCGCTCGGCCACGACGTGCCGGCCGTTGAAGCCGAACCCGCCTGCAAGCGCAATCGGATCATGCACCGCCAACCCGGCCGATATGAACGCTGCCCGAACCGCCTCCTGCATCGGGAAAAGCGATATCTGGTCGATGCGAAGGATTTCTACAGCTTGAGGAATGTCTCCAAAGCGGATCGCATTTACCAGCGCCGCGAAGTCAACGCTTTGATGCGCGTTCTCCACTGCCAACAAGAACGCATCGCGGATCAGCGGCTCGTGAACTGCAAGAAGCGCCTCAATTTGCCGCTTTTGGGAAGGCGTCGGACCTCGGGCCATGCCTCACGCCTCCCGCCCCGCCGCCCACACAAGTGCGAAAGCAACCTCGTTCGGCCACATATTCGACAGATTCACTTTCGGCACTGGCAGACGAAATACACCGGAACGCCGCCAGGCGCCTCAGGCTGCACGCCGACGATTGCGTATTCATCGCCGCCAATCGACAGGCGATCTGCGGTTGTCGGCGCTGGCGTGATCGCCTCCACCATGATACGGCGATCCTCGGCGCGGATCATCGCACCGTCGATCTGTCGCGCCGAATAGGCCTCGCTGATAGCCCAAACCGCTTGCGTTGTCGGTGCGCCGGCCGGCGCGTCCCATGGGTTCACCGGCTGCGCGGCGGGGCGGATCAGCGTCGCCTGCGCGCCGTTGCCGGTGGCGATGGACGCCTCACGCAACGCTCCGGCGACCTCGCGGGCGATCTGCGCGCCGCTCATACCGTCATCGCCGCAGGCATGCCCCAGCGCGTCAATGGCGTCAGGAGCGCGTCGATTGCGGGCGAAACCGGCGTCATCGCGTCAGAAGCAGAAAGCCCGCCCATCTGAACCGGCGTCCACTGAATGCCGCCGACCTTGGTAAGAACCTTCACTTGGGAAGGCGTGAACGTCGCCGACCAGAAGCCCGGAGTTTCAAGCTCGTAGGCCGCCGCGATGTAGGCAGATTCTTCGACCTGCGGCGCGGAGTCGTCGTAGTCCGCGCTGAACCGGATCACGTAGCGCGTGCGGATGTAGTCCGAGGCGCGCACGAGCGCCGCCGCCGCCGCCGCGTTGTCCGCCACGGTGAGCCCGCGCGCCGCGGCATAGGCAATCCATCCGGCGACGGTTCCATACATCAGATCATGGCCTCAAGGCCGGTCGCCGTTGTGCCGGTCGTGTGCACGCGCACGACCGCGAGCGCCAGAACCTCGCCCGGAGCAATATCGGTATTGCGCACTTGACCTGTGTTCGTGGTGACGCGCAACGTCCCTGCCGTCCCGCCGTTATTGCAACGGATCGCCCGCGCGAAGTCGGGCAAATCGGCGTCATCGTTCGGCGTGATCGGGATCAAGTCGATTGCCGGGCCGCTCGGGCCGACGCCGCTCGACAGATTGGGATTGATTGTCATGTTCTTGCACCTTTCCTCGGACGGCCGCTGCGCGCCGCCGGTTCGATAGGCGCCTCGGGCACGGGGGGCACGACAAGATCGTCCTCTATCGCGACGAGCTTCACGCCGCCCTCGATCACGAGCGCGCCGGCGTCGAACCACGTGCGAACGACCAAATTGCCCACGACGCCATCAAGATCGTCATCGCCGATTTCCAGAGAACCACGCGCAGGCACGACAAGCGCGCGCGAAAGGTCGAGGCAGAGGTCGCCGCTTGTGGTGTTGATGATCTTCATTGCGCGTATCCTGTTGACTGGTGGGCAGGCGCCGAAAGCAACCTTGGCGCCCGCCCGTTGTCGTCAGATGCCGTCGCCGTAGGAAACGGCTTTCGGCAGGCGGATATCGAGGCCGCCGAGGCGGAAAACACCTGGGATGGTGAATTGCAAGCCTTCGATCTGCACCGGGAGAAAACGATGCGGCATCGGAATGTGCAGCTTCAGCACCTCGGGCGAACGCCGGTAGGCAATCATCCGCGCAGTGTTGCCAGCGCCCTTGGTCAGGAGGCCACGCTTGCCGCGGATCATCAGCGGTGCGCCGGTCTGTGCCGTGTAGACGTTGGCGCGCTGGATGAACTCCAGGATCGTCATCGCCGTGTCGGTCATCCGGGTTGACGCGATGGTGTTGAACCGCTCGGTCGGCAGCACCAGCGTGTCGGCGAGTTCGGTCTCCTTCGTCGCGGTCACGATCCCGGTCAGGAGAGCGTTGATATCCCGCACGATCTGGTCCGGGGTCTTGTTCGCCCAGAGCGTGGAGGATCCCGTGCCGTCGTTTGCCACCGCCCCGGCAGGGACGCCGCTATAGTCATAGAGGCCCTGAAAGCCCTTGGCGGCGTCGCCGTTGAGCGCAATGTCGTAAACCATCTGCTCATAGGAGCGCCGCGCATAACCGGCCTTCGTAGCGTCGAGCGAAATGCCGAGCATGCGCGCCTGGTTCACCTCCTCGAAGCCGTAGGAGTAACCGATCCCGGCGGTATAGACGGGGGTCTGATGCTGCTCCATGCTGGCGCCGACGACGGGGATGTCCTTTCCGTTGCCGTTGATCCAGCCCGCTTGGCCGGCGCCGTCCATCGAGTAGTAGGTGAC